ACTGAATAATCTTTTTAATATCTTCTGCCCCTCCCTTCGATTTGTGTCGAGTAATGTACTTAATAATATTACCTTCAAAGAAACTTAGTCCATTAGCAGAAATATATTCTGCCGGTTGAATCTTGAAGTTTCGATAGTGATTACCACCAACCTGTGAATCAAGACTTTTATCAGAACTCATAACTTACTCCTATTGGTTATGCAATAAGAAACTCATATGCTTTCGTAGTTTGCTTTTGTTTTTACTTTCCAAAAGACGAAAAGCAAAACCCCTTACCCTGCTAGCATTAACATTAGCAAGATCACACACTGTCTCAAAATTGTCAATGGTTGAAACAACAGAAGAGAAGAACCATGCAACGGCCTCCTCTTTTTCTTTAGAAGATTTATCTTGGCACACATCAATCAGTGCTTGAATGATAACACCGTTGAATAATGCAATATAAGGATTTTCAGACTTGTCTACAATTTTATCCTCTAATATATCTTCAAGTTCGTCATCCGTGTAATTTAAAAAAATATTCTGCATCTACTACTGCCAAAGGTTTTTTATTATTCTTTTTTATAATTAACAATGGCTCATGCTTGCCAGAGTTATCTTGTGATTGTGTGTATGCATTCCAAACATTTAACTTTTCTTGGTTCTTACATTCTATAGAGTAGGGAAACTTTTGTCGAGCAGCTTTTGCCATAATCAAATCTTCTCCACCAGCACCCATACTCCTGCTCTCTATATCTTCATCTGATATATCTAAAACTTTTATTAGTGTATCTCTTACCCATTGCTGTAAACGTCTACCCTTTGCTTTAGCACTTTGGGTTTTCATTTAATTTCCTCGACCTTAGGTTCTAAGTGAACTTCTGTGAGATATACGATCCCGTTGTTATAATTAAACTTACGAAGTCCACCACCGCCGTTGCTATCAGCCCAGCAAGTATACTTAAAAGAACAATAGCGGCAAGCAGTACATAACTGACGATTGCCAGACTTACCATAAGGAACATCCCCATAGCATTTAGGGGGGGTTTTATCTTTATCCAAGTATTCTTTAACAGTTTTGATTTTACTTTGAACATCATGTAATTCCATAGAATGAACATCTAGTAGGGCCAACTCTCCTGACTGTTTATCTATAGCAAGAAATGCTCCCTCTGTGTCTCCCTCACCTTTTAAATATCCTGATAGCTGGCTGATGTATCCAAATGGATCATCGTCACAGAGTGTACGCTCCTTAAACTTTTTAAATCCATAGGAAGATGCACTCTTAACATCCACAGTCACTCCATCAATTCTACAATCCTTATGCCCTACCACACCATCAATCACAACTTCTTTTTGTTGCTCTGTTACCTCATGGTCAGAAGCATAACATAAAAATAGAACAAGCTCTTCCAACACATGACCATATAGAAATCTAATCTGATCATAGGGCTGCATCTCATCCACTCTCGGAACTTCTTTTAGATCATACCAAAGCTGACGTAGGGGTTTACCAATGTTAGATATTCTTAGATATGGTTTTCTATTTGTTCTATCTTCTTTAATAGAATTAATTAAATGACCGGCTATATTTTTACCGGCCTCTTCTGCAAACTTCTCCAACTCTTCGTCGGTTCTAGGAGAATCATTGCCGTCTTGTAAGACTTCATAAACATCTTGAATAAGTGAAGAAAGTTTTTTCATTATAAAATAGAGGGGAGAAGAACTTGGAAGTTATAGTCTCCTCCCCTCACTCCTCTAGTTATGCAGGGAACGGTACATCATCGGAGGCAGGTGCAACATAACCTCCTTTAATAGAATCGAAAGAAGAACTTTGAGGTGAGTACTCAACCAAGTCAACAACTTGGATGGCACATAGATCACCACCTCTACCCTTTCGATTTCCCCACGACCAATCGTAGGGACGGAATTTAACTGTGACCAACGAACCATTCCCAATGTAGGTATCATTCATGGGTGTATTTTGGGAATCAACAACTGTCGGACGTTGGTTCATGCTTCCATCCTTTCGACGGACCTTTCGCTTTAACTTAATAAAGTCTCCTTTTTCATCGCCAACATTCTTAATCTCAAGACCACTCTCTTCAAAGACTGCTTTAGCAGTATCATCCAATTGTGATAGGGTACACTCCCAAACACCGTCTTCTTCAAACTTTGTGTTCGGAGCGACGATTGATGTCCAGTAAGCAACTCCAGTAGCATATTTATAATCTTCAGTCATAATTTAATTTCTCCTTAATGTAATGTTAATTTAAGCTACCGCTTCTTCAACAAGACGATAGCGAGTGTATTGAGAACCATCTTCAGCCTTAGCTTTGATTGTCTCAATATCATGACCCAAGTTACGAAGGTCAGAGATAGTAGCAGTCAGGTTTTCACATAGCCCCAACTGAATTGCAGTCTTACGAGTTACTCGCATACGCTTCTTCAGTGCGGTTAGTGTTTTCTTCTGACAATTTTTCATAAATTTTACTCCTTGAAGTGTTTTAAGAATTGTACTTTACAGTATGTGTTACATGTTGTCAACACATTAATGTGTCTCTGCCCAATTTTTTCCAATTTTATATTCAGAATCTAATGGGCATCGAAAAGAATATATTTCTTCTACCTCCTTCATTGCAGTTTTAGTAATCAATCCAAACTCCTCACAGTCCTTATTGTGTACCTCAAACTGGTATTCATCGTGGATACTAGCAACAAGTCTTACATCCAATCCTTTCTTTGTGTACGCCTCATGCATCTGCACCAGCCACTGTTTACATATAACAGCACCAGCCCCTTGAATCAAGGTGTTTAATGCAGCATGAGGAGATCGAACCTGTAAAGTCCTACCATCAAGTCCCGGTATGACCCCGTTCCTTTCGACTGTTTTATTTAGATTATTTTTAAGAGCAGAGAACTTAGGCATGTTGCTCATAAATTTAGATATTAATGCCTCTCCTTCTCTCGCAGTACCGCCTACGATCTTGCCAATCTTGGCAGCACCTGCACCATACATCAGTGCATAAATAAATGTCTTGGCTTGGTCACGGTCTGTAAGGCCAGCCATCTTCATGTTAGCTGTATGAACATCACCTTCTAAAATTTCTTGTGTAAATTTAGGATCGTCCATCATGTGTGCTAATCCTCTTAGCTCAAGGCCAGAGGCATCAGTTCCCACTAAAGAATAGTTGGTAGCATCTTCCACACTCCACATTGATCTACACTCTGTTCCCATAGGAGAGTATACGGCAGGAACCTGTGCCATGTTTGGGGAGGTGTGAGCCATACGACCTGTAACAGTTTTTAAGGTTAGAACTCTACCGTGAACCCTGCTACTACTATCTGCAGCTTCTACCCAAGATTTTACCTGTGCATATCGTTTACCTAATAATAGATATTCAGATATCTTTTTTGCTTCAGGTAAATCAATTGTCTCAAGGACTGCCTCATCTACAATGACATTCCCCTTATCAGTTTTCTTTTCTGGCTTCCACCCTAAACCCATTAATCTTTCTGCTATTTGTTTTCTAGAAGCAGGATTAAAGGGAGTAACAATATCATCCAATGGTTTTCCTGATCTCTTATGTGTTCTACCAGAGACAACATGAGGAGGAAATATTTGTTGTAGTTCTCCTTCTATATTATCCATCTTATCCTGAACACAGGATATAAATGTGGTTGCTTTAGGTAAGTCTAAGTAGAATCCATTATCTTCTTGTTGTTGAATAATACTTTTAATTTTATGTTCTAAAGCAATTGATCTAGAAGAAAAAACATTTTGTTGTTTCTTAAAATATTTATATAAAGAATAGGTAACATTAACATCTTGTTTACAATAGTCGAGCATCTCTTCAGAGAAGTGATCGAAGCTATCTACTTCTCCTTTAGGAATACCCAATCGTTCACCCCAAGACTTTAGGCTATGTCCTTTCTCAATTATAGGATTGTAGAGTTGAGACAGGATCATAGTGTCTAAAATCCTGTCTGATTGTATGTCGGTTCCCGTAAGTTTATTTAATACTGGTGCATCAAAAGATATACCATTGTGCATTATAAACTTAGACACTCTACGGGCAAAGTTAGGAAACTTAACATAGCATTCTTCTTCAACAAACGTATAAGGTATATTTTTATCTATGTCATAAGCCACAATACAGTGTATCTTTGTGGCATCAATAGCATCGGTTTCTATGTCAAGAACTACGCTCATAACCGAATACAACTCCTATTTAAGTTTGATCATTGCCGCCCTATTGATAGGGATAATAAAGAAAAACTCTCCTTTGCTAACATATCTATTCGGTATTTCTTTTAAGGGACATGAAGCTACCACATCCCCTCTTATTTGCCAAGCCCTAGTATACTCTTTATTAAAAATAAAGAAGTTTAAAGAGGCATTTTTACTTTTTGCTAACGCAATCAGTCGGCTCTTTCTTTCAGGAATGCGAACATCTTCCCAAGTAACAGGCCAATCTCCAGACCACACCAGCTTAGTCTCTACCTCTGTGTAGTGAAGCACACCATTCTTTTCAGAGATAATATCAGGACCATAGGTTTCTTTTTTATCTAAGATAGAATGATCTTGAGATTTTAAATAGGATGCTCCTGCTCGAATAGCCTTGGTGTTTGTTTTGTTGTATAAATTTCTATCAAATTTCTTTCTTACTGTGG